CGTTTTTGCTTTGTGACGTTAGTCACATACAGTAAAAGCCCTGCTCAGAGCTATAATGGGATCTCACTTTAGTCGAAATATTTATTGTGGGTACACTATACACTCCCCCTCCGTATTCACAATGCCCGGGTACCCGTTTTCTCGCTGGCCGGCCAGACCCCCCACCCCTTGCCCTGTGGATAACCTGTGGATAACTGTGGGAACCTGTGGAAATTGCAGGGGCGCACTACCAGACGGGCACTTCGTACAAGTGTTCGATTCCCATTCAATAACCTCCACCCGAACAACTGTTCGACTCACTGCCAGCCCTGCAACTGCTCACCATTCCCAGCATTCTCCCAAGTTACTACATCACCGGACTCAGTAACTTAGCCCGCAACTGGTTGAAGATTCAACTACATCAACAGCCCGACACCCTTTGAAATGTCGATAAAGCGACACAAGCACCCTGCCAAATCGTTACCAAATCGTTACCAAATAAGTGCCAAATGAGTTTGACATACGGCATAGTCCCGTATAAATTTCTCTTATCAGGTGAACACCTGAACTAACCTAAGAGGAGAATAAAAGAATGACACGCAAAGACTATGTAATCATAGCAGAATCAATCAAAGAATCTCGCGACAATTGGGAGGGCTTTACACCAGAAGTACAGGAAGCACTAGACGGCTTAGCGCGTAAAGTTGCCTCCGCCCTATGGCGCGACAACCCAACACGATTTGATCGTATGCGCTTCCTAGATGCTTGCGGAGTGAAGTAATGATCGAGACCTATTGCGAAGAGTGCGACAACGGCACCGATACACCCTGCACCGCTTGCCTATGGGAAGAGGAGGCGAACTAATGGACACAGCAACCAAGGCAACCTTGGCGGTAGGGGCTGGATTCCTCGCCCTTATCGTGGGAATGTTGGCAGCGTTAGGAACGGCGCAAGGGTGCGCCACTGGCAAGACTCAGCAACTCATCACCTACCAAAACGCCGAGCGTGGCGAGTGGGTCACTGAACCAATCTACGCAGAATGTGAAGGGAAGTAACCAAATGACAACAATTCACGCAGGCGACCGCACCAGCGGATGCACCGACTGCGCCAAGAATGACGCGACACTACGGGAGGAGGGCGCTCTCTCTTGGTTAGCCGAGGCGACTCCGACCTATGCAGAAGCAACGGGAGAGCTTTACCACTGGAGCAGCAACTACAACAACTTCTCCCCGTTTCGCAAGTTCCTCGACCTAATCGGATTCACCGAGGAAATGTACGGGGAGGAGATGCCTATGGCAAACTGGGAGCGCCCTAGTTTCGAGTTGGGCTACGTTGAACTGGGCAAGTTAGGCGAGGCGCTCACTGAGTACGCTAACCGCCCCCAAGAGGTAACACGCTTCATCGCTGAGTTGCTAGAGGTAGAGCAGGAGCACGGGCTATGAGCACGAGAGTCTGCGAATACTGTTTCGACTACTTCGCCACATCAAGCGACATCGTGGCGCACTACCAAACCGCACACAAGGAGGAGGAAGAATGAGCGTTGAACTGAGTCAGGCTTACCGCGATTACTGGACGGATGAGATGCTCACCTGTTCAGTATGCAAGAAGAAGAACTTAGACGAGTACCTATGCTTCAACTGCAAGCAGTTAAGAGAATGCACCGACTGTTGCGGATGCTATGAAATGGAGGAGGAAGAATGAAACACGAACACGACTGGCAAGAGATGACCTGCACCTGTTGCGCTTGGTGTCCTGAGTGTGATGCAGAGAGTTACAAGGGAGAGATAGTCAAAGAAGGAGAGGTAGAGGTAGTGCAATTAACAACGAGAGGGTGGTTGGTGCTGGTAATTATCCCAAGCTTGCTGTTGATCTTGGGAATGTGGCAGGTAGCGAGTCACCTATGGTATGTAGGAGAGGGCGGTGGCTGGCTTGGCTACTGCTGGGGAACAATGACTGAGTGCTTTAAGGGAGGACTGTAATGGAGAAGGTGCATCACTTCGTAGTAAGTTTCAATGAGAAGACCGGCAAGTGGAAGTGGGACGTGGATGTAGAAGAAGCACGCTTTGATGAGGGAACGATCTTCAACTACGACACGAACGAGTGGTCGAGTGGATACTTGGGAGAAGGCGAGTACGAACCAGCAGAAGAGGGCTTGGTTAACCAGTTGAAGCACGCACTAGGAGTAATGAACTTGGTCAATGGTGTACCTGATGAGGAGGAGTACTGATGAGCTACGAACCGCCACTTAACGACCCAGTATTTGAAGATGAAGAGGAAGAGTTATCACCGGAGTTTGACACACTAGAAGAGATGGAGATACCAGAATGAATACAGAATACCTACAGGCTAAGTTTGATCTATGTATCAATCAAGCCGAGAAGGATTTGCAGGAGGAGAACATAGCCCAAGCTATTAAGAACCTACAGCGAGCGAACTCTGCTATGTCTCGCTTGTTTGGAATAGAGGAGGAGGAGGAAAATGAGTGACGGTAGAGTGCTACGCATACTAAAGAACGGAACTAAGTTTATGGGAGACAGCAACATCTACACCATACACCCACCAAAGTCTGACCTAATCCTGTTCTATGAGGTGGTCGAGCCTAATGGGGAGAACACGTGGGGCGGAGCTGATGCAGCACAGGCTATGCAATGGCTATTCCTAGCACCGGTAGGCTCACGCCTGTTGGTGAGTGCGTGGGATAGTGATGAGGAGGACGCTCATTTAGTAGGGCAGACGATAGACATAACCAAGATTATTCAGCAGGCAAGGGAGATAGGTAGATGACAGAAGATACTGTTAAGTGCAGCAGATGTGAGTCTGATACACCGGAGTCTGAAGTAATCGAAGTCCACGCTTGGTGGCTATGTGGTATCTGTTATGACGAGGTATGAGAGGATAAAAGTATGAGCTTAGTGTTAGGAATAATGATAGTAATGCTGGTAGCCTATGTGCTTATAGTGTGGGAGGACAAGATCAATGGAGAGTAGGGAAGTAAGCGGAGTTCAAGCAATACACCACCGCAACTATCGAAGAGCAAGAGATCGTGCGCTAGTGCGCCTGTCTCATTTATACGCTGACGAATACAGGCGACTGCTTGTGGAAGAGAGAGAGTTAGATGAGCAACAAGGCAAAAAGTGGATTGGTATTGCTGACAATACTCGTCTTACTATTACTACACACACACGGGCGAACGCCGTCCCTGATGTCGCTGGACGTACCGACTATGACAGCTCGGACGAAGGCAACAATGGAGGAGAAGCGTGAGAACAAGGCACTTATCGTTAGTTACCTCAACGCACTCGGTTACAACGACAGTCACATCAAATGTGCGATCACCTTATGGACCCGTGAGAGCAGGCTTGACCACCTCGCGGACAACCCAAGAAGCACAGCTTACGGAATTGCTCAGCTCCTTAGAGAACGTAGTAGCCAGCCTGAACTCCAAATCCTCCACGCTGTGCGATACGTTGAGCACCGCTATTCTGGGAGTTTCTGCCGTGCTCTCCGCCACTCCGACAGGGTCGGCTGGTATTGACCAGACTTGTGATGAGTGTGGTGGCGACCTCGTAGCAGAAGGAGAGAGTAAATGTTTGGATTGTTTAGAGAACGTGTTACAATAATCTTGCTATAGAACTCCATTCGGTAGCAATAAAGACCCATCGGTAACGGGAACCGGTGGGTCTTTTGCTTTGTAAAGACAAAAAGCCCTAGTCGTTTAGACTAGAGCTTGTTGCCAGCACTCAACAGGCGGAATTGCCTGCCTCGTACTATAACTATAGCTTACGCAACCACACTTGTCCATTAACTATTAGGTTCTCAAACTTACCCTGATGGCGGTGGATAAATAAATTGATACCCAACTTAGGTGCAAGGTGTGCAGGCAATTGTGTACCCCACAAATAATCGTCGAAGGCAAGGATGCCGTTAGGTTTGAGATACTGCCAGGCTAGCTCAGCATCTATCAAAGCTGAGGCTGCTGTGTGGTCTGCATCTACATACACAAAGTCATACTCAAAACTATTCTTTAACAGGTAGTCAACTGTGGTCATCTTATTCTTAGATGCCCTGCCCTTGATCTTTGCATCATAAACTGACTCAACTTCCGAGAAGTCCATTGAATGATGCACCTCTTCATCGCTACCTTGCCAAGTATCAACGTCAATAAGTATGGAGTTATGACCAGTCAGTACATTGTCTAGTAGCCATAGGCTAGCATCGCCGGTGTATGCACCTAGCTGGAGGAAGGTCAAATTATCCACGCCCGCTAACGGAATTAAGAACTGCTCAAAGTTAGGCTTAGCTGTGATGGTGAACCAATCTGGAAACTTATCCGCCATTGGAGTAGAACCCACTTCCCTTGAACTGCACACTAGGCGCATCATAGATGCGGTTCATAGTTAGATGACACGGCACACAAGCAGGTGGCTTGGGTGTCTCGTGGATAGAGCGCTCAACAGATAACACTGCGTTGCACTGTGGACACTTGTAGTCATAGATCATAGTTCGACTGCCTCTTCTATTGCTAAGTAACCTACTAACTTACTAATCTTTTGTGAACGTGAGAACTCAGTTGTCGCTGGCATCCAGTGAGTTACCCATTCAGGTTCAGGTACATCCATTAGGTCAAAAGAAAAGACACCTTTCGGTGTCGAGTTGATGTAGAACGGGATAAGATCTCGCTCTGCTGCCTGCGTTATCAACTTGCGGTACTTCATCTCTTCAATTAACAGCGTATCGTAGTGAGTGTAACGACACTTCAATTCTATGTAGTGACCAGCTGCCACACTGAAGCAGTCGAAGGCATCATAGATGCCAGGGCTACGCTCTAAGTCTGGATACAAACTGGATTTAAGAAACTCAAATAGATCTTGTTCTTTCATTGCCACGGACTGGGGCCTCCGAGCTGTTCGATTAGTTTACGCATAGCGTTATTGCATCTGCGATCTGCGGTAGATACTGCACACTCCATCACTGCTGCAATCTGTTGCAAGGTTGCGCTCTCGTGGTGGCGTAGGCGTAACAGTGTCTTCTCTTCTACAGTTAGTGATAGGTACGCACGCTTGATGTCAATGAGAGTAGCAAGTAGGTTGCCACCTTCTGCTGGGCTGGACTTACCCTTTGGCTGTCCGTCCTGCACCATCTGTTGTACCTGTTCTAATACTGTGCCATCTATGACTGATGCAATAACAAATGGTAGTAACTGTCCGATACCAGCTGACTCGTAGTAAGCCTCATCTGTAGTCTGATAGCCAGACTTAGATGCCTTCTCCTTGCGAGCATAGCGTTCTGCTACACGTCTCATCTGGTATGCAATGCGCTGCTCGTTGTGCTTGCGCCTGTCATCATTAGGTTCGTTCATCTGCTCAGTAATGTAGGCAGTACGTGTCATAGCCCAAGCCATACACTCCTGCTTGATGTCATCACGTTCGACGTAGTTCTTATACCTGCGGTAGATCGTACCTGCTACCGAAGGTGCTAAGTCATAGACGACTGGATGTAGTTCAGTCATTTACTTCTGGCCACACACCATCTAGCACCATCATTGCAATGGCTGAGTAGTTCAGTAGATCTAAGAATGAATCACGCAATGACTCGTTGCTTGGCTTAACACCTGAGTCAAGTAAGTTATTGATGCGAGCTATCTTGTCCCACATACGTACACGCAAACCATTAAGTGGTCCACCTGGTGAGTGAGCAATGTTCTTTGGGCCGTAGTCGTGATGCTTACGCACCAGTAGATTGCCAGCCTGATCCATAATGCGCCAGACATCTGCAATAAAGGCTGCATCTATCTTGTCTGTATAGGTCGAATCAAGAGTGTCTCGGTTTCCGTATTGATCTCTAGGATCTGGAAGCCCAAATGCTGCAAAATCTGTACCATCTGTTGCCATTCACTCTTATCCAATCTGCTCACCTACTAGCAAAGCACGTGTGGCATCTGCCCCGTGTGCTAGGTAGTAGTCGTTGATGTCCATACCTGGTGGTAGTGTAACAATAACTGAGTTCATTACCTCATTAGCAACACGCTTGGCAAACTCAGCTCCAGGATTAGAGCCATCCTCTTTGATGTCGTTGTCTCCGACAACATAGATAGTTTCGTAACCATTAAATAGTTTGGGAAAGTGTGGCTTCCAAGCAGCAACACCAGGTACACCCACTGCTGGGATACCAAGTACACCGCTAGTAATGACAGCATCTAGTTCACCTTCACACACCACGATATGTGGTGAGTCAATGGTGATGTCGCATACGTTATACAGGTGTGCCTTCTGCCCAGTAGGTGAGCCATACTTAGGCTTGCCATCATCTATACGTCTGAACTTAAAGCCCACGCAACTACCACTGGCAGTGATGTATGGAATAGACAGCCAACCCTCGTGCATCTCGTGTCCATTGTGTGGCTCATAAACTGTGCCTAGTTGAAACTTAGCTGCAACTAATTCAGATATCCCACGTGCGGCTAGCACGTCTAGCACCTCTGGACTTATTGCCTGTGCGTATCGCTGCGCCGCTTCCAGCAGCAATTTCGACTGCACGTTTGAGGCCATCTATAAACTCCAAGTTCTCTAGGATGCAGACTATGTTGACTGCATTGCCACCTTTACCACAGGTTTGACAGTAGTAAAGGTTGGTATCTACGTTCATTGAGGCAGATCTATGTGAGTCATTGTGCATCAAGCACTTGACTCTTATCTCACCGGTGCCACCTCGTACTTCACCGCCGAAGAAACTTACGATTGGTTCTATTGGGATGGTGTTAGCTTGGACTCTATTACTCTTGTGTGACCTGGACCAGTCTTGTGTTGACATACGCACCCCTTGAAGTCGCACTTGTCGTGCCAGTGTGAGGCACGCTTGAAGTGACTAGCTCTGTTCTCTGCTCCACCTCTAAGGCAGTTTTGGCAGATCATCCTTCTGTCTCACTTCCACCTTCGACCACCTCTTGCTCTGTGGCATCGGCTTCCCCCGTTGTGTTGTCTTCCTGCGCTTCTTCAACGACTTGATTACTGACGGCATCTGGGTTACTCCATATCTCTGTTGTTGTAATTTCTCCACCTGGTACTGGCATTATTTTTTCTCCTTTAACCATTGATTTAAGTTTTGTATTACCCAAGCATCTTCGATGCTAGCGTTGCGACGCTTAACCACAACGTAAGAAAGAGGGACTTCCCCAAGACCTCTAGCCTTTGCGTAGTTAAGCGCCTCAACCTGTGCTTCTCTCCAGAATTCAGGCAACGATAGCGTCTGCCTGTTCTTGAGTTCAAGGATGTAGGTTTCTCCAGATATGATAACAACCATATCTCCCTCATCCTTGGCCCCAGCCTTAGTCAAACGTTCTGCAACAACTCCTGCTCTGCGGAGCCACTTCATTACGTCTGTCTCAAACTGAGAACCTTTTACTTTATTGTATGCGTTACCCATCTAGCTTTACCTTGTTGACTGCATAGACTTGAACGCCATCTTCTTCTTTAACTTCAACGATACCTGCTTGGATAAGGAGTGATGCAAAGGCTGCAAAGTCCTTCTCCAATTTCTGAATGCGGTTCTTTACATACTGCATCTCTGTATTAGCCAACGTTCAGCACCTTCTCAATAGCCTGAATAGTTTTGCAAGGCCAAGGGTTTAAGAAAGCTGGAAGTTCAGGGACACATTCACATCCCATAACAGTTTCAGTTTCTGGATCACCCTCTGGTCCTGTCTCCATAGCCCAAGGCTTATGCAATTCCACTACTGCTTTAAGTGCATCCCAAGATGGATGCTCTTCTATCCATTGCATCTGTGGTGAAACCTTTGTTAATAATTCATCGTACGTCATACGTTATACCCTCCCTGGTATCCAGCCATTGCATCCTTGCGATACATCCAGCCATATTCATCTTGGTCACCGATCTGACACGCTGCATAGTTTACTAGCAGTTGTGCAAAATCGGAGGCATCTGCTGTGTGTGGACCAAAACGATTCTTAACAGCTGCAACAGATAGTGTTGCTTGGTTGGGATCGTAGCCCAGTGTAAGTATCAGTGCAGGTAACTGACTGACCTTTCCGTGAATAGACCTACGTGCAGGTGGCTTGGTCGTTGACCCGTACTCTGATTGCTCAGAGACGTGGTGTAGTACCATTACACAGGCTTCAGTCTTACGTGCCATATCGTGCAACTCCATCATAATTGCACGCAGTCCTGACCATTCATTGTCTGTCTCTGCTGCCACGTTCATTAGGTTATCTATGATGATGAGTTCAGGTGCCTCGCCGTAGAGTTCTACGTAAGCCCTGATCTCCAGTTCAAGATCATCTATTGAAGGTGATGAATCAAAGACCCACTTGATGTGGTCTATCTTCTGGAAGTGATGGTCGTAGTAGTGGCTATCGCTAGCCAAGTTAGCCTCAACAGTTATCTGTGAGTGGCCTGATGTATGCGAAGCTGCTCGCATCATCACAGTAGTAGTGTCAGTATCAGCTGAGAAGAACAGCGTAGGCACCTTTGCTTTGATTGCATAGATCAATGCGAACATTGACTTACCAGCATTAGGAGCGGCAGCAACCATACATACTTGCCCACGCCTGAACTTAATCTGTTTGGCTGCCAAACCAACCCACACGTCAGGCAATGGTGTTGCTTTGGTAAGCACACCGCCCCACGCACGGGATAAATTAAGCAACGTCTTCCTCCTGATTAACTCTGATCCCTCGCTTGCGTCTGATGTGTCTGCGGTCCATATCAGTTAGACCGCCCCAGATACCAAAGTTTTCTTTTTGGATACCCCACTCAGCACACTCGTTTTTGTGGATGCAAGAAGCACAGATTGCTTTCGCAAACTGATTCTCATACTTACTGGCATCCTTTTCAGGGAACCAAAAGTCTCCACCTACTGTTGCACAACTTGGCGACTCAAATTGTTCTGGTCGCCGTAGCATTTATCGAACCCAGATGGTGTCGCACTTGTCTGTTGCACCCTTTGGTGCAGCACACATATAGCCCTTCCAAGGTCCTCGTGCTGATGTTCCTTCACGTAGTGCCATTACACCGTGACGACAGGTGTTACCACCTGCTGGTGCAGCTGGTGCTGCTACTGGTGTACCACCAAATGCCTGAGCAACTGCTGCAACTGTTGGTGCTGCAGCCGGTGCTGCTCCACCTGATAGTTCAAGTCCTGTTGCACGGATGTTCATTGCATTCATAGCAAGGTCTGCAAGACCTGACTCTAGTTCTGTAACTGATCCTGCATAAAGATTGATAAGTGTTCCATCATTTAACTTGTAATTGATCTGGAACTTTGTACCTTCTGTAGCCATATTACTTACCTCCACTTTGCTTTATAGATAGTCGCTGGCTTTCAGCTCCTACCTTCTTGGGTACAAACCCAAGTAGTTTTTCTACCTCGCTACTGTCAACTGACTCTCGTCCTTTAACAGTTGTCCAACTTACTTCGATACCGCTAGGTGTAACACCGAGCAGTCCTTCAAAGCTGGCCTTGAGTGAGTCTTGTTGTTTCTCAAGATCTTTTATTTGCTCTGCTAACTGTAAGTACAGCAGCGCATTCTTGTCAACATCAACGTCATCAATGATTACATCACTGACTAACGTAAGTTCTTTTTTTAGACCAACGCATCCCATCTGCCCACTTGCGTCATAGAACTTGCAGTAATGCTGACAGTAACTTGCATCCTTCTCAGGAGCTGGGGCTTCCTTTGCTTCCTTAACAGCCGCTAGCCAACCGAGTGCTTCTAGTGCAATGGACTCATCGTAGTCTTCGGTGTGAACCTTGACATCGCGTTCGTCCCCGTCCCGTGCTATTGCAACAAGAGACACTCGGTTGACCGCATAGCCGTTGTTAGCTAGGAGGTAGCCGTATAGCTGTACCTGCCACCGTTGTTGCTTTGATGGAAAGTAAGAAAGGTTCCGGACCTTGCTTGTCTTCCAGTCAATCACATCACCAGTGCCAGGTACAAAACAGTCAACGTGTGCTTTCATACCGTTGTATTCAACTTCAGTTTCAATTAAAACATCTTTGTTATCGGCCAGCGCCTTCTCAATTTCTGCGTGGATAGCAGTACCCATAATCGCAGCGAGCTTAAGTTCGTGGTCATTAGTTTCTGGCTGGTTGTTAAGTCTGTACCACACCTTACGACGACAGCCACCAACCTCTGATGGACCAATCTGTACCTGTGTAGATCGTGAACGCTTAGCATCGCCTGCCTTAAGAGCAGTCAGCAGCAGTTCTTTCGGGTCAGTTACTGACATTGTTCTTCTCTTCTTCTAGCTTGTATGCTAGACGACAAGCCATCCAACCCATTTGATAAAAGTAATGAGCAGCGTATTCATCTGTCATTGGAATTGTTTTAAGCTCCATTGAACTCAAACCCCGCATACCAGAATAATAAATCAAGTGTAATGTGGTGCTTATCAACGTTGAAACCTAAACCGATTCCGCTATTACGACCACCGTAAAACCAGAACCTACCTAACTTCTTTTGCATAACTCCTCCTAGAGTCTCTCTTGTACTACTAACTGTAAAGGTTTTCCTGTATTCGCGTCAAGCACCGAAGCAATATCAACGGCACGACGGGCGTGTCTCTTTGCGTAGGCTAATTCAATATCAGGTTTAACGATTGAAGCAAGATAGCCAAGAGCAAACTGACCACCACTACCAATGCCGTAAATTCCGACATCACTTTGGAAAAAAGAGAGATCACAAGCAATACGAAAGATGTTGCCGTTAAAAGCAATGAGATAATCAAAACCGCCATCTTTATCCACCTTGTTGTAGTCGTAGTTGTTGTCGTTGAAAGCTGTGTTAATACTTGGGATTATTTTCTTACCCATAAACTGAACAGGATCTTCGCCACGATATAGAGGTGGCTTCCAGTTGTACGAAAGGATGTCACCTGGCCTAGTATCACCTGAGATACCCACGAGGAACTTACCTACCTCTACGATCTTGGGTGTACTCATAGCTAGCGTCACGAGATTGTCTTCTGTGATCTGTGAGTCTGCAACTAACACAGCAAAATCAATTCCTTCTATACCTGCGATAGTTGTCATAGCTGCATACTATCATTACAACGGTGTGTCGCACCTAGCGACACCTACCTGTCAGACTACAATATGAGCCGTGAGGCGAATTAAACAGGACCGGCGACCCTTAGAGGGTCGCAGTACAGACGGTACAGCCTACCGCCTGCTCCGTCTACTCACCCTGCAATTCTTACGACGCAGCCACGATACCCTTCCTGAGCCTTTTGGCAGCGATTTAAGGGCCTTTGGCCCTATCCACGTCTGTCCGTGTGGGTCTCAGGTGTTCAGCGTTATGTGTTCCTTTGAGGACTCAGAGCTAGTCTGGTACTTCCTTGATGCTACCTGTGTTAACTGTGGCAATATCGTTACAGTTCCCTGCCCTGCAGACAAAGAATAAAACGGCATAAAAAAAGAAGGCCGGTCCCCGTAGGGACCGACCTCCTGTGTTGCCTCGCGCTATCGGTTACTTAGAACCGCGACCAAACTCTGTAGCATTTGGATCGATTGCCTTAAGCAATGGACCTGCAACTGCTGCGACTCCTGCCATAAGCAGGGCCTTTGGGTCTGTCACACCTGCAAGATAAAGAGCCAGCACGGATGCCACTCCCGCTCTCAGGTATGTAACTGCGATTGCCTTGATTTGTTCTGTATTCATTTTTCCTCCTATGGGGATTAGGATTTTGTACCGTGCAGTTTGCAGCAAGTACAAACTTCTTCCTTAGCCAGCTTCTTAGTTGGTGCAGGAATTGTCTTTGCTTTAATCTGATTCATAATCTTTGGCTGATTCATCCACCAGAACCAAGGGCTTGTATCATTGCCCATACTTCCATTGATGGAGATATGTAAATGCTTATTGTGTGGGTTGCTACCGGTATATTCACGGTCACCTTCATCAGCTCGTTCTGTTGACCAGATCTTGCCCTTGAAAATTAGATACTTAACGCGCTTGTCTTCCTTTAACTTCTGGAAGATCTCTTCGCAGTCAATGCCACCTAACTTATCGTGAGTTAAATCTACAGCGTAGCCGCTGTTGTGGTCACTTGTTGGGTTCTGAGATAGATGCGCCTTCGATGGCAGAAGTCCATCGGATACTTTCAAACGCAAAGGCTTGATCGCTGTGGCCTGGCGCAGTACAGCAATAGCGGCAGGTGTGGCTTTCTTGGCAACAGGCTTCATCATTACTCATTTCTCTGCAACCAATCGGTACAGGTCATCTATGCGTTCTTCTAATCTCTTGACTGAATCTTTCAGACTTGAACCACCATTAGGCTTTAGTTCATTGAGGTAGTGCTTAACTAACCAGCGAACTGCTGCTGCAAAGCCACCAATAATTGTCATTACTGCAACGGCTACTGTTGCGTAGTCTTGTGCTTGCATTAAACGCTCCGGATGGTTACTAAGAGCAAGCCTCCAAAGCCGGAGAATCGCTTATCGGTTGGGGTACGGTTGATGAAATCCATCTCTTCGATCA